CGTAATCATAAGTGTTAGATATTTTTATATCTAAAAATTTAGCTACAATTATTTCTCCTAAAAATCCATGTATATTTCCCTGTCCTTTTGTTATAGAATTTTTTAATTCTCCCATTTCTTTAGCAAGTATCTCTGCCTGTTGTATATCATGTTTAGTTATATCAGTGTGTTTCACTCCAGTTCCCTCCATATTTATATTCACCGTCTAAAGGACAGTTCATTTTAAAATGATCGCCTGCTTCTATTATAGACCTAACACCTATCGAACCTATCAGGTCTGCTGTTTGTTTAGGTGCTTCCATTTGCCACTCATCATGTATGTTGGCTACGAACTTATGCTCTAGTCCTGCTTCTTTAAGATGCTTATCAAATATAACAAGAGCTTTCTTCATAACGATAGCTCCTGCTCCTTGTAGCAAAGTATTCAAAGATGAGTGCGCGTTGCGTATAAATAATTTTCTACCATCTAATGCTTTAATGTATCCCTTTGCTGCCGCTCTCGTAACTCTATCTCTAAGAGATTTAAATGATGGCTTATTATCAAAGAACAATTGTCGAGATCTTCTACCATCTTCTTTATTGCCGCCAACCACGCTGCCAAGCTTTTGATCTCCTGCTCCGTACATGAGAGCGTAGATAAATGTTTTCGCCTGATCTCTTGATTTAAGTCCTGCAAGTTTTTGATTAGCGGAGTGAATGTCTCCATTAAGTATTTCATTTGTAAACTCCTTATCTTTCATATAGTGGGCTAACATTCTTATCTCTAAACCTGACGCATCTATTCCTAGTAGTACATTACCTTCGTCTACTGTCCAACACGCACGACACTCCTTGCCGTAGGGTTGTCTAAGACTAGGTATCTGTGCGGTGTTAGGGTTGCGGTGTGTCATGCGACCAGTGATAGCACCGTTAGGTATAACAAATCCATGTATCCTACCATCTTCCTTGACTGCTTTAACCCACGAATCAATGTGAGCTATACGTTTTTGTAACAGTAAGAACGTAGCAATTAAACTTGCTTCGTGTATATGTGTTACTTGTTCTAAAGTTTTCTCATCTACGATAGGCTGACCAGTAGGTGTAAACCTATCTGGCTTCCACCCAAAGTCAACTAAGTATTCTCCTATCTGTTTACGACTACCAAGATTAAAGTCAACTAACTTCCTGCGCATGAACGGTTCAGCAGAAGAGTTAGGATGTAGTGTATCTTGATATACTTGTTTGTATTCATCATCAGTAAGACCACGTTTAGATAACGTACCATCTTTCTTTATGTAAGGAGTAACTAACTTATCATCTACCCATCTAGGTTTGAAAGTACCATGTACTTCATCTTCAATCTTTTGTTTCTTCTCTCTTAGTTCAGCAAGTAATATCTCAGCATTAAAGCTGTCAAATTTAAAACCGTTGTCTTCTTGCTTCTTCATTATCCTTGCAACGTCATGTTCAATCTCTACACTCTCCGTAGAAAACTGTTTAGATTCTAATCGTAAAGCTTTGAATACCATAGTGTTTAACTGTACATCTTGTACACAATACTTCATCATCTCTGGTGAGTAGTTTAAATAGTCTACAAAATTAATCTTAGGATAATTTAATTTATATCCCCATGCTCCTAAACTATGACCGCCTTCTCGGATAGGATTTAATAACCTAGATAACACTAACGTATCTAAAGATTTTATGTTAGACAAGTCAACACCTGTAAGTTTTTTAATAACAGGAATGTCAAAGCCTATTATATTATGTCCTATTAATCTGTCAGCAGTAGTTAAAAACTTACAGCCTTCGTTAATCTGGTCAGGTTTAAACTTAAATATCTCACCTGACTCAGGGTTCTGACAAACAATACAGTGTATCTTTGTTGCTTTAAGATCGTCTGTTTCTATATCAAATACTAAATCCATATTAAAATCCTTCGTTGTCATTTTCAACTTCTATGTCTTCGTTGTCTATTTCTTTTAGCCTGCCTGTCTCGTTATCATAAAGCAAGTGACAAGCAAGTCCTACATCACCAGTGTATCTTGATTTAAGTACTCGAACCTTTGTTGTCTGTGACTCTTGGTGATCGTCTGATTGTTGGTTACGTTCAAGCGCCAGTACACAATCAGATAGCTGTGCAATACTCTGACTTCCTCTAAGGTGAGATAGGTTTACTTCGATACCGTTCTCATGTCCTTTGTTACCGTCAATCCTACGAAGATGTGACACTAGTATAACACCTGCACCTGTCTCTTCTACAATACAACGAAGTCGTGTCATGATACTATCAATGGTACGTCTTTCATCTCCTTCTGCTGAAGCACTGACAAGCATGTGTAAGTGATCTACTACTATCCACTTACAGCCACAACCTATAATCATAAACCTTATCTTAGAAAAGATTTCATCTAGGTCGTTAGCTCCAAAGTGAGCATGTACCCACACTCTGTTCTTGTTCTGTCCGTCATAGAGAATGTCAAAGAGCTTATCTAATTCTTCTTTAGAATAACTATCTCGTACTTGATCTATGTATAACCTAGCGTTAGCTTCGATAGATAAGATACCATCAATAGTCCTGCGCCAATCTTCTTCAAGCGCAATGATACCTACGTTGTCCTTAGTCTTATTGATAAGCCAATGCTCTATCTCTCTAGTAACACTAGACTTACCAAGACCTGTACCCCCTGTAAGAGTAATCAGTTCTCCTTGTCGCATACCATATAGCTTCTTGTTAAGACCTGCATAAGGATAAGGAACACTATCTTTCTTCTCTCGGTTATGAAACTTATCTCGTTGTTCGGATACGTTAATAACACCAGACGGTGTGTAAGTTTTAGCAGACCACCAAGCTTCTGTAAACTGCTTGTGTTTGTTCTGTCGTAACATATCATTAGGATCTTTACACCCTGTAGGTAGTGTCATGATACGAGCTTTACTAGGTTTGAAAAGCCTTGCTACTTTTATGCTTGCTTCTTTACCTGCCTTGTCATTATCAAATGCAATGATAACATTTTCAAAGTCGTCAAAGAACTCAAGGCTTTCTTTTATATCTCTGACTGCGTTGCCTGCACCACGTTTGATAGAGACAACAGCCCACTTGCTACCGAGTAACTCGTAAGCTGCCATCGCATCACATTCTCCTTCGGTAATCGTTACATACTTACCACTCTTGAATAACTGCTGTCCAAATAATCCTGTATCGCTGTACGTTCCTTGTAAGAAAAATCCTTTACCATCTACGATACGACACTTGGTTGCGGATAGTTCGTGTCCGTTGTAGTACGGATAGAAATGTTTAGTTACTCTGCCTTGTAAATCGTGCTGTGCTTTCACACCATATTTTTTTGCAGTCTCTAACTTTATCTTCCTGTCTGTCAGTGCAGAATAAGTACCTGCTATATCATTTACCTGTTGTTGTTGATGAACAACCGAGCTAACTTTATTTGTTTCCATATCTTTTCCTTTGCTTGCATCATCATAGTTAGGCATGAACTCAGCACAACTAAAACACTTTGCTGATCTGTCTTTGTTGATACCAACAGCATCACTACTGCTACACAAAGGACAAGGTTGGTGTACCATATCCCATTCTTTATTATCAAACTCTGCCCTCATGCGTTGCTCCTTTTAAAATTAAGAGGCGGATAAGTTACCAACTCATCTCTTATACTGTTGTAGTGTTGCCTCTATTGTTAAGTTTAATTGTTAGATTTAACTACTTCTTCTCCTACTACCAATTCTTCATCATCTTCTCCTGTTGGTTTAGCATCAGCATTAACAATACTAATTATCCTACCTGAAAAAAAGTTAAGGCTTGCATCTAATTCTTCCATGTCTAGAGCAAGGGTTGCTTTCTTTTGATTCAATCTTTGTAGCCTACCAAAGATACCTTGCGCTTCTTCTGGTAAATCCTCTACCGAAATCTGCACATCATCAATAGTAACAAAAGGTTTCTGTTCCTCAACCATATTAAAACTCCTCGTTATCGTTGTCACCACCATCATCAAAGTCAACAAGCTCGTTAACTTTAACAGCGACTAACTCACCGAACGTACCATAAGCAGTACTATAAGGTCTTACCTTAACTGTAATATTAGAACCGTTACCGATCAAACAATCTAAAGGATTACCGTCTGAGTCAATAAGCTTGGGTGCTTTGTTAGGCTCACCGTCTTTCTTTTTTATTGCAGTCTTACTGAACATGAACGCAGGCTCATCATACTTAGCATTGCCTGCTCTATCAGTAGACTGTTTAAGACCTGCTGCTTCTAAATCAGAAGCTGTATCTGTATCAGTCAAGATAGTAACCATGTATTTATGTGGCTCAAAACGTGTGTTAGGTACAGACACGTTAGCCCACATTGCTTTTCCTGTTGCGTACATCATTGTTGCTTACCTCTTATTGCTGTGAAAAATTAGTCTGGTTTTATAATTGTAAGACCAGAAACTTACTCGCTTGGTTAAGCGAACAAACAAAATATAAAGGAAGGTGATACATGAGGGCTACAATATCTTGTTTGTAATTTTAATCTGTGTATTATACACTAACAAACCCTCAATGTCAATAACTTTATAAAGTATTATAAAGATAATAAAAAAATTAATAATAATTAGTTTCAATATCTGTAATAGTTATAAGATTATATCATAAGTCAAACAGAAAGTCAAGCCTGTTTCTTTTTGTTTTTATCTGTTCGTCATTGTCATAAGTCTCATTGCTTTCTTGGTTAGTATCTACACAAGGACACTCAGAATAATAATCATCTACTATTTTATTTAGTATGCCTTCATCCATTGTACTCAATGTAATATCTCCTTTGCTTCGTTAAGTTTTCTTTCTGCGGATGCAAAACCTGATGCCATTCCTATTGTTTCTTCAACAGTCATCGGGTTCATCAGCCTCGTTAGTAATATGCAAGCTATTTGTTTGACAGTAATCTCATCTTCCCTCTCTATCTGCATCACATATTCTGCAATTCTTTGATGTCTCTTACTACCTATCATTAGCTCTTCTCCTCGTCATAAACAATAGGTTCTAGTTCTTCTTGCATTTGCTCAGAGTATGTTGGCTCATCATCAATAGCCTGTTGCATTGCGTTGTACTCAAACTCTATCTCTTGATACTTACCGTCAGCATAGCTCGGTATGATGTGCTTACCTGCGTTCATGTTATCTAACTCTGCCTTCCAAGCAAGCTGACACTCTTCTATTAGCTGACCTACGCTGCGTAACGCTTGTGAAATCTCTATCTCTTTACGCAGTCCACTAGGCACACATCTCTCTAACTTACTTAACACTTGCTCAATGTGCAATAGTCTTTCGTACTTATCTTTCACTTCTACTTCTCCCACTTATGATTTAAAACTTTATCAATAGACTCGTTATGTCTGACTACAATAGTCAGGGAGTAAGGATCACAACTGTTACCAAACCTAACTACCATGTCTCTTGTGTCTTTATCCATAGTTATATGGTCTATGGTTCTACCATCTATTACCTGTCCTATCTTTAAGTTCATCTCTACTTCTCCTTATTTTTTCCAAGTTAATTTATAATCTTTATAAAAGAAAAACCCATGTCTCTCTTTACCATCTACCTCATAGTTAGCAGTAAACTGTATGCTAAGTAACGTATCTACTGTAGCCTCGTACCAAGTTGTATCATCTTCTGGATACCTAACCATGACTGTCTTGCCTTTAGGTTTATTCACTATGCTACCTCCTCATCTTGTAATGACATATAATAATCATCTCTTGCTTGAGCCTCATCAATCTCTTCCTTCACTCTCCAGTATATCCATAAAGAAACAACAAGCATAACACACATTCCAAATGCAGTATACCCTATTGCTGTCTGCAACTCAGCCTCTGCTATCAGTATGTTTAAGTATAACTCTTCTTCGTTCATTTTGTTTTCATCTCCTCTGCATCATCTACAATCCAATAATCTATGTCTCCACAGTACAAGTCTTTAATGACCTTGCGTCTAGCATCTTCTACATCATCTGCTTCTACGCTTACTATAACATGAGTGAGTACATCAAACACTTTAGCTTCCTCTGTGTCTTGACCGCTTGCGTAGTAGTCACTACCTTTTTTATATATTGACATCTTTGTTATCCTCTATTCTCTTCATTGTCTCAAGCATAGAAAAGTATACCGTAGTTGCTACTATACTTTCTGAACCATTGAATCTCTTTACAAGTCCGTCATATAAATCTTCATAACTATCATACCCTCTGAACATAGATATCTTTTCAACTTTCATTTTTGTTCTCCTCTTTAAAGTAGTTATTGTCTATCGGTATTATATTTTTTTCTTCAGGCTTTATATCTAACAAAGCAATACATTCCTTTTGAAACTTAGTATCTTTATCTTGAGCATCATACCATGCCAGTTTATCAGGTGCTACTATTGATATGGCATCTCTAAAAGTTAGATTATTTTTCATCTTCACTCTCCTCTTTTACAAAGTGTTCATACATTTTTGCATCTACTAACTGTTGATATGCACCTGCCTTAGTTCTCTTCAGTCCATGAAAGTATCTTTTCAGCACTCCAAGACTAGAGATTCTAGTAAACTTCATACCTCCTACTCCTACTTCGACCTCAAACTTAAGACCTATCAAAGCGGTAGCTAACTGCAAGCCTCCCATCTTATGCTTTAAGACCTGTCCTTCTGGTGTATCTTCCCATTCTTCTGCGTTCATTTCTAACATACTACTCTCCTCTCATTTAATGTGCTATGTAAGCCACGTCTTTAACATCTTTATCCCAACACGCTCGACAATCTTTACACTCGTTGTCTTGCTGATTGCTAGGGCATACCCAACCTATCGCCTTCTTACTGTCTGTAATAACTGTACTTGTATGGCTATGAAACTTATGTGGTTTACCATCAACCATCGTAGCACTCACTCTTACAATTAGATTACTAGGAAACTCTCCGTACTTTTCTTTGTAGTCTTTAACTATCTTAGCCTCTCTTG